TCTACTGGTATCGGTAGCTTCATTGCTGAGCCTTCACGTAGAGAAGATCATACGGTGCCATGATGATGTCGACGTGCGCAAATGTCGGGTTCTCCGCGGTGTACTCGCCGGCGTCTATCTTCGACAGCTGAACCTGAGGCGCCAGAATACGGCCGAACTCCTGTCCCGAATTGTCGGTCTCGATTATGACCACATCATGGGTTTCTTGGTTGTCGAACCACGAAATCAGGAAATCTCTGGTTTTCGTGCTTCTGTCCGCGCGAAACGTCATGTCCACCGGCGGAATCTTCGTGACACCATTGACTATGACCCTGATCTTCTGGAATCCCGGAACCTCGATAGTAGCCTGCTCGAGCGGGAGCGGACCGACTTTCGTCAGGCCCGGCATTTCCATTCCGTCGACAAGCACTATTCTCTTTTCGGCCATTGCATTTTTCTGCATCTACTTTCCTCCATCGCCTCAGGCGATTATCCCGCGAGCTGGATTCCCACTCCGATTCGAATAGAACCGTTCGGAGCTGGCCTCATGAAGTACACCCATATTTGTGAGTTTCCGACGTTGATCTGGCTCTGAGGATTGTTCGCGAGGTTCGCTTCGACGCTCACCGAATCTTCGTACTTTGACGGTATGATGGACCCATCCGGGGCCTGCTGCATCGTTTGCGCGAATGTCTCTCCGGTCGGAACGTTACCGGTCGAACCGAAGTCCCACAACGAACGCATGAACATATCCAGAGAGCTTCGATCGCCTTGAATCTTCGCATACGTAAGCGGCAGGTTTTCGGTCGAGATCAGAGACGCTTGACCGCTGACCTTTATGAAACTCGCCATCAGAGCCGCATTCGGGAAAACGTAGTCTACAGTAGTCGACGGCGTAACCGAGTTCCGAGGGACGATACCCTGACCGGCGATGTTCTGAATGACGTTGATTCCAGCGTTCGCGAGTGTTGTCCTGTCTCCATCGTCCAGCGCCTGGAATCCGTATACGTCCTGCCATCCGATAATCGGCTCAGAAGGTATCGACGGAACGTAGTGAATTCCGTATTTCTGGATTATGCGAATCCAGTATCCCATTTGAGCTCCGACCGGCGGGACCCCGCGGTATGGAGCAAGCTGAGACTGCTGATACGGGTCGACTTTGTATCCCCATGTTCCCCAGTTGACCATGAGAACCTTTCCGCTTCTCTGGAATCCGTTTCCGGTTACTACGAGCTGAGCCATCGATTGATTCGGGGATATTGTTCCGATCCAGAACGGCGTATCCCATCGGCCGAGACAGTACGACTCACCGGCTGCCTGCGCCTGCTGATCGGATGTCTCGGGGTTTCCGAGGAATCTGACCGGTAGATTATTGAATAGCTGCAACGTGTTGTTCCACGCGGCCGCCTGTCCTGTCCCGGTCGGCTGAGTTCCGTCCGCTCCGCCGCTCAGATAAACCACCGACGACACCGCAGCGGGAAGTCCTTGCGACGGGTCGGTAGGAGTAACCGCAAGAGCGGAAACCGAAATGTAGTTGCTTGAAGCGAAAATATTACCGACGTAGTGATCCGAAACGGCCGCTACTGTCGTGCACCACTGCTGAGCGCGATCTGTGTCGACCTCGACCGCGACTCCGTTCGACTGCTTGCGCCATGTATGAATCTGGAACCCGGGGACCACGACCGCGTCTCCGATGCTGACAAAGTTACCGGTTCCGAGATTCGCGTTCAGCGTGATCTGTCGAAGAGTGTAGTCGATCGACTGGACTGTGAATCCTCCTGACCCCGACGTTCCTCCGGTCCAAGTCACCTTGACTATATCACCGACTTCAATTCCCGCGACCGACGCGAGCGCAAGGACCGTCTGAGGCGATGCTCCGACGGCCGTAACTGTTGTAGAGAATCTGTTTCCAGCCGTTATGGTATATCCCGTATTGCCGCCATCGACGCCGTACTGAGGCTCTCCCTGATAGGCTGCTTCGATCAACAGTACGTCCGCCGGAGTCCCTTCGGTGTCTTTCGCGTTCGCTTGAGCAACGATCGCGTCTATCACCCCGGCGTTGTTCCCGACATACGAGCCGACGTACAATGCTCCCTGCTGGCCGGCCAGATTGTTGAAGAAATCGTCGATCGTGTCTGGTCCGTACGCTGCGGATGAGAAATACGATCCGAATATCTGCCTGAATCGAGTCGGAGAGTCAACGTAGAACGCCTTCGCGTACTTCCGCTGAAACTGCGCCATTATTCCGCCGATCCCGAAGTTCGCGGGGATTACGCTGTTCGCTCGACGAGTCGAAAGGTCGTACCCTCTGACTCCGAGCAATTGCTGAAATAAGTTAGCCATTTACGACCTCCACCACGAAATCAACTTTCTGGTGTTGAAACTCCGGCGAGTTGATTTCTTTTTCTCCGAACGTGAGAGTACCGTGCGGTGCGAACTCGTATAGCTTCCCGCGGATGTACATCTCATGCTTTCGATTCCTTCGCCACGTGACCCGGTAACGCTTAACTGGGCTCACGGCAGATTTCCGGTTACCACCGACGGGGTTACTGTCGGAGCTTGCGCCGCGATCGTTGTTGATATCGGCCATACTTCCTCCCTTATCTGTATCTCGACCGTGTACAGAACAGACGGCTGCAAATCTGAAGGATCGCTTGGTTCTTCATATGTGGCCGCCTCTTTCCAGATATATTCGATCTTCGCACCATTCACCCACACGACGTGTTGAGACAACCATCTCCTGACCGCCGTTGTCGCCATTCCGAGAGGACCTTGCTGAAACGCCTGGCAATATATTCCGATTCTCCATTCCTCTATCCGTCCTTCGAGCGTAAGAGCCGGACCGGTAGGCCCCCAGCCGAGTTGAACTCCATCGAAGTCAGATGCAATTATGATCGGATCGGGCTCAGCCGTCCAGACGACAATGCCGGGCATCGGTGCCTCTCTCTGCAACTTGTTTTCTTCGACTGGCAGCTGCAAATAGACGTTCGCATTTGTGAAAGCGTTTTTCAGTTCAGGGCCATCGTACATCTGTCCGAGTATTCCGACGACTCCCTGAACCTCCATGAGCTGGTGAGTTTCCGAACTGGTTCCGTCGCTGATCAGAACCACCGCATTCCTCGAGAGCCACTTCGTATCCGATCCGAAAGTAAGCTCGGTTCCCGAGACTGATCCTGTCGCAGTTCCTATGAGAACTCCCGACCCGTAAAGCTCTGTGACTTTCGACCTGATCCCTTCGACGACTCCGGCGATGATATCCGCCGGCATTTCAGGATTCGACGCGACAAGATAGCTTACACACAAATAGTCTAGATCAGCTCCGAGATAGGTGAACCGTATTCGAGAAGCGGAAACGGTACCGAAATACGCGATCGGAATGGTCACATGCGTGAATGTCCCGTTCGTCGGAATCAGATATGTTTTGCCATCTCCAAAGTCGACTTGTACCACGTAATCCGATTGCTGCTCGAAAACGTATCCGTGTTTCCGCACGAGATACACCGACATGACCAATTCTGTGTACGCTGAGAGATCGACCGACGGGGAAAGTGCCTTCTCTACGTATTGGCCGAATGACGCCGCAGCGAAGCCGAATACCAGACTTGACGACTGCCCACCTGCAATGAACTGCGGAATCTCGTTTACCGGTAAAATGCTTGCTCCGCCGGACGCCGACCATCCGGCAGCATCAGCCAATAGGTCAACCACTTCTTTCAATTGCTTTCCTTTCCGCCGCGCTCATTTTCTGTAGGTTATTCAACCTGTCCTGCTTTGACTTCATGATGTACTGAGTAATCGCTTTCTTCACTTCCGGCGACTGTTCTCGAACATCCGCTCTCATCTGCCGGAGAGTTCGTTCATAGGCCATATGAATAGCCGGCCTTGGAGGGATCACGATTATCGCTTTGCCGTTTCTGATCACTTTCCCGAGTTCGTGAACTTTGAGCAAGACTCTCAAAGGGAGCCTCTTCGCGTTCTTGTTGAACCGTCTCTCACCGCTTTTTGATATGGTAACAGGATAGTGATGGAAACCTTTTCTCGCTCCGATGAGAAACACCTTTTTCGATCCCATTTTTGAAACCGTGACTCCGAGCGAATTGATCAGAGAGTTCTGATCCAAGTCTCCGAGGCCGTACAGCGGGACCTTCGGCTTCGTGAACTGAAAATGTATCTTTCTGGATATCGTTCTCGGCTTCAGCGGCCGAAGCCCGAACCTGTTCGTCTTTATCCCTTGCTGGAAATTGAGAATCACCTGAGCGGCTTTTCGCTTTCCGCTCGAGCTTGCCACGGTCGCCATGATCTTCGGAATGTTCCTGATCCGTTTCCGTTTCGCGTTGTAGGTATTGGAAAACTCCACTTTCATCGGCATCAGGCGCCCTTCTTCATCATCGCGAGAACGATGTACAGATTTCCGCCGGCGAACTTGTCGGAGAGCTGCTTCTTTCCGATTTTCCATTCGACCCCTTCGAGCACAACGGTCCATCGAAGAGCGTCTATGCTTTGGAACGTCATGTTCGCATCAGTCCAGTCTTTCATCGGAGTGTAAGCTAAGCACTGATATCGCTCGAATATTCCGACTCGGTCCAGTTCCCGCTCGCTCGGGTCGTAAGTTACTGGCCACGCATAGATGGTCAGAGGCGCCGACGACGCCTTGTATTCCTCGATCGACTGATACGAATCCCGGGCGATCTGCGCTTCCCCGCGCTGGTTGATAGTGAGAATGGTTCCGTATTCATGGCATACGTTCTGAACGTCGATCAGGGCGGAGCTCAGTTCGAGCGATACAGACATTTCGTTTTCCTTATATCGTGCCGGTAATGTAGGGCTTCAAAAGAGAGTATCCTGACCTGGCAAGCTGATTGCGATAATTCGTGTATCGACCGCGCTTTCCGTAGTCGCGCGAATAACCTTGAACAGTGAGCGACCCGCCTCCTGTCTGGTCCGCTATCTGGCCGAGAACTGCTTCGGCCGTAAGATACAAAACGGCTTCGGCCACATCCGGGGGAGCCGTCGCGTATCCAACTTGATAAGTCACTCGAAGATTTCTCTGACCTTTCCAGAAAATAGGAGTGTACGTCGACTCATTGAAATTGGCTTTCGCTTTGAGTATTCCCTCTCCGTTGATCACCTGTATGGCGCTCGGAGTCAGATAGTAAAGCGTAGAGTCGACATTCGTATATGACAGGTTGACCAGACTGACTATCGGCCGCCTCCGAAGCACCAGAACGCTCGAGCCAGTTCCGTCATAGTATTCCTCTACGGTCTCGATTTTGTCGAACGCCTGCCTTGTTTTCGCATTGACAAACGGCAGAATGAAATTGCTCATTCGCTGCTGAATCCAGTCATCCGTTATGGTAGCGTAGTAGGAAAACACGAGCTGAACCGCCGTTCCGGTCGCAGTGCACGCCATATCGAGAGTTATCTGGCCGTTCGTCGGATCGACGACGTCGACGCTTTGAATGGTGGAAAGAGGCTGTATTCCAGTTCCGGAAACGTAGAATGAAGGCTCGAACTGAGTCGTGTCGAGCCCTGTTATGATCGGGCTGAGGTTCGTCGTATTGCCGGTCACTGTCAGTGATGACTTTTGAGCGAGGCCGAACTGTCTCAGTAGAGCTCTCACGTCCGACGGTGCCGGCATCCCGCTTTGACCCTGCATGTTTACGCCCTCTTCCGCTCTCTCTTATTGTTGACGGTATTCGGCAGCGTCGAGAAAAGCGTATATCCGCATACTCCGACTAAATAGTCTCGGAGCTGTTTGTCACTCGTGACGACCTCTCCGCTCTTCAGTTCGACCATCACTTCTCGGTTTCCGATCGTGATGTAGGTCGTCGCGTTCGGGCCACCGCCGTCGAAATCTGGATGTCTGCATACATACGTCGCGTCTGGAGCTTCAGTGAGAGGAATCAGCTTGCTTTCAAACGATCGACCGCCTCCGAACTCTTCGATCCTCTCAGGCTCTTCAGGCTCTGACTTTTTCTTTCTTGTTCTCGGAGCTTTCACGGGCTCGGGCTCTATTGCCGGCTCTCCGATTCTCACGAATCCGCTCTGCATGAGCGATATTCTCAGCTCGTCCTGATCCTCGAAGCTGAGCGAAGTATCCATTGTGTGTACTCCGTCGATCATTCGAATCTGCACCGTTTTAGCGTGCCCTCGTTCGTTGAATCCGCCGTGAAAGATTCCCGCGTTCGAAATCCCTTTCGGAGCGCTTGAAAGAAGCCATTTCTCGACGACGATTTCCGGCTTCTTTTTACGAACAGAAGCGGCCGGAGCTTTCGCCCCGGTCGCCTTTGATTCTGACTTCTTGTTTCCGCTCGGTCTGACTTTAGCCGCCATTATGCGACTCTCAGGCCACGGTTGATATAGCAGGTTCCTTCGAACGCGTCTATCAACGTGCCGTATGTTTTCACCATGAACGGCAGGTTATCGTCGGTTTTCGCCAACGGCTCGAGCGTCACAAGCCCCTTGAACCGGCTTCCGTCGGTGTTAGTGTATGCGAACCGACCGGTTCCCTGTATTTCGTCGAGGTCCCACAGAAGAATGTTCTCCATCGGGTAGCCGCCCGTCGATACGAGCGGAACGTCGTTCGCCTGATAGCTCGCTACGCTCTGCGTGATCGTCGGGACAACCCCTCCGCCGGATGCTGTCGCGCCCGGTGCGGTACTGTTGATCTGATCGATGGTCGGGTTTATCGCCGTCGGATCGGTAGTGAACCGAACCTGAATGACGTCATCCTGCGGTGTCTGGTTCGTGTCGTAAAGCACTGCGGGGATGATGCATACCAGCTTTTCAGTCGGAGTTCCGCTGTCGGCAGATGAGGAACAGTAAATCTTGTAGGCAGCCACCGGCCCGAGGTTCGGCACGCTCGCTTTCGTCCACGAGAGTGCCATTGTGCCGGTTCCGGTTGTGGCCGCGCTCGCCGCTGCGCTGGCAAGACTTTCGCCATTCCAGTCTATGAAGGAAACGCGGAAGTAGTAAGTACCGCTTGCGATTGATCCTCCGCTGTTCGCTCCGGTCGCGGTTACGGTCGGCATCGTTGTCTGCGGCCGCATTCGCGCCGACTCTATGATCGGTATGTTACGATACGCCTGCAAACGCCATCCTCCGTTTACCTCGATCGCTTTCAGCCCGTCGCCGAGCATGTTCTGCACAAGACGAACGTTCGAGAGGATTCGAGATATCGCCGACAGCATTTCCGGGGACATGACGAACGCCTTTCGGTGTCGCGCACCTTGCCGACGAGTGTTCGAATCGATCATGTCATCGAGAACCTTCAGACCCGCCACGGCAACGCCGCCCTGAGCCTGATTCACGCGGTTTCCGAAACCGTTCGCACCGATGATTGAATCGAGTCCGGTCCACTGGTACTGATCGACATTCTCGTTCCCGAAGTACAGCTCCGTGATGAAATCGTGGATGTGCGCCATGAGATGATTTTCCATCTCCTGAGCGACAACGTCGATGTAATCACGCGATGCATCCTGCAGAAATACCGTCACTGCGCCCTTTCCACGAAGGACCTTCAGGTTTCTGCCAGTGCGAACGTATGCCGACTGACTGATCGGAGTTGTAGCGCCGTCTCCCATCGTTCGGCGCCCCGCGGGAAGAGCGGTCAGGCGATTGAACTCGGCGTATTTACCAGCGACCATCTTCGGCGTAATCATCGCGATTTCTGGCGCGAGAAGTATGATCGTATTGGTAACAAGACGCTCGAGTATCTGCGGTGTGAGAGGACCGCCTGAAGCGCTTGCAGCCGTAAGAGCCTTCTGAATGAAGTTCTTAGCGAACTGCGGATTCTGGTTATATCTTCGGAGCAATTCCATGTCCGACACCTCTTTAGATTTCGATTTTCACTCGATTACTGGTTCCAGAGGTCTCCAGCCTGCTGGCTGAAAAGACCCATGAACTGACCGAGATTCTTTCTGACCGTTTCTGACTGGGACTGCGGATCGGTATTCTCTTTTTCAACGACCTGCCCGCCTGCGGCTGCAAGGAGTGAATTGAGAAGTTCCTTT